TAATTGCTCCCTTCCAAGAGCATAATCAAGTTGTTCTCTGAAGCTCCATGTTGAGCCATCTGGCCAAGTCTGACACTCATTAGCACAGTCTTGGCAGTAGGCACGCTCAAAGTCGAGCCTAGCTTGTGTCTCTGACTTAACTATCCAGCGTGCTGGCTTCTTGGCTCTCTCGTTCCAGTTGCCCATGCGGTCTGTTCCCCATCGCAACTTGCAGATGTCACACCAACGATCACTTTGATGGTTGGCTTTAATAGACATCGTCGAAGTCGAGAGGATCGGTGGTTGCGAGTTCAAGAGCCAGGGCGATGTAAGCCACAGCGTCGATGTAACTGTCACGATTTCGAGATCCCGGAGTTTCGGCGATTCTGGAAAGTTTTCCAATCGCATAAAATAACGCCACCTGATCAGCCGAGATTGGTGTTCCCAATACGACAGAGGCCATTCGCGCTGCTCTATCCATTTGGATGTATGGGTGTCCATATAATCTTCCACGATCTTGCTTGATTCTTCGTGCTTCATCGAGGACTTCGTTCGCTGTGATTGTTCTGGGTAACTCGTTTTCCTGCTTTGAATCCACGCCAATACTCCCTTTCGCTAATGATTACATAGAAACACCATAGGCCGAACATGCCAAGCATGGCCGCTATCCAATAGATTGCAAATGGATCAAATGACATCGCTGTCATGTGAGGCTCTTTTCTGTCGGTGGTTTGTCCGACAAGGCAAAGGCTACGCCTCAGCGAAGAGATTGGTAGGGGTGTGTCGATAACGATTTCATAACAAAGTCAGAGGCTGCATCCCAGGCATCCATGAGGCTATCGGTGTCTCGATACAGGGGAACGATGTCCCTAACCATAAACCTTGCCTTCGACCATGAAGCTGCCATCTCGCTCAATAGGCACAAAGACTGGGGTGACCTTGCCTTTGCGCTCATAAATCAGGCCGAATCCTTGCTGCCAGTTACCAGAGCCGCCTTTGAGATACTTGGCATCCTTGAAGTTCATCAGATTGCCGACCTCTAAGCCCCACAGAATACCCCCTAAAACGCCCCCAGAGGCCATTGTAAGCCCCGAAAGCCCTGCCCTATGGGTGTGACCACATACCACGCTCTTTCCATGCCTTATAGCCAATCCTAGGGCTGTTTGGCCACCCTTTTGAGACACGCTGCCTTCATCGCCATGAAGCACAACCCAGCCCTTAGCCACAGGGAATGGGTCGCGGTGAAACTTGATGCCTAAGTCTTTGAGTCCAAGCCAGTTCTCGAACTGCAACTCAGGCAAAGCTGCTAAGGCTGGGAGTCTGGTCTTGATGGAGTTGTAGAGGCGGTCTGTGTGGTTGCTTCGCACCATGTCGGTGACTCGCAGGTCATGTAGAACTTGCTGAGTGATTCGCCGATCTCTATCCAATGTGCCAGCGAACTCCCCTGCCAACCCACGCTCCCATTTGGACAACTGTGGAAGGTCGATTTCATCGCCGACTGTGGTAACTCGGTCTGGCTTCCATCGTCTGATGAAAGTTGCAACATTCTTGACTGCTCGTTCGTCATGATAGGGAACCTGTAAATCTGAGATTACGACTGTTCTAATCGTCATCGTCCTCATCTTCTTCTTCAAATGGATCGAAGTGATCAGGGAACACCCAGTCAGGCAAGCGTTGGTCACAGATCCAGCCTTGGATCGTGGCATCGTCAAACCCTGCTCGCTTCATGCTTTGAGCGATTTCATAAAGGCTGATAGCCCAGGAGTCGAGCTTGGTGGGTGCTTGGGTGCGCTTAGCGGCGGCCTCTTTGCGTTTTCTTAGCGCGGCCTTTTGTGCCTTTGTTAGTTTTGCCATCAGCACCCCCTGTGATTATGGTCGCATAGATGTCCGACTGCCTTCGGGATAACACGCCGATTTCAACTTCCAAGTGATCCATCCGAAGGGATAGTTGATTGCCTATCTCCTGGACAAACTGGCGAACCATCCATCGCAACGCTGCTAGGAAGCCAGTCGCGATTGCGGTCAGACCAGCAAGAATGCCAATCCAATCCTCTACAGTCATTTGACTGGCTTGGCGTATCCAAAAACACCAGCTAGAACTGCGAACAAGATGGCGCGGTAATCAAGGTCAAAGTTAGAACCAGCCCATGCAGCAAGGAATCCACCGACTGCCAATAAGATTGGGTGTTTGAAATATGGCTTCGTTCTGCGCCTCCAAGTAATGGGACATCGAATCGAGATCCGTCCTCAATTCCTAGTTTGGTGAAACTGACATGACAATGTCGCTGGTGAGGATTATTTCCAGAATATTTCCGCCAACGAAGCAGAAACTTTCGAGATGCAATCTTGCCGTTGAATATGATGTAGTTGATTCGCTTGTCGTGTTTGGCACAAAGTCGAAGCTGATTAGCCAACTCCCACATCCCGACAGTAGATCGTAGGTCAGCATCCAAGTCGATGGCCAATACCCAGCCCTCTGCATTCGGGTTATGGTCAGACTTACGAGTCCGATGTTGTTGATTGCCGATCCAGCCATCGGAGCTTCTATCGCGATTGGGAAAAGCGTCATCCAGTTGCTCGCGTAATGTCCGACCAGCCTTGCATAATCTAGGACTCGACACTTATCCACTCCAAAGCATTTTCATTCCATGCCCAACGACCTTCTATTGGCATGGGAATCGGAGGTTGCCAATCATGATTTTCGTCTAATGTCCATGAAGGAAATGGTTGTGGTGCAATAAATACATCGGCGATCGGATCATAACTAAATCCAATCCCAGCGTATTGCTTGCGGATTTTGCCGTTGTAACTCGTTCGTTTTACGCGATAAGGAGTTCCTTGTGCGTAATAAATCTCGGCGTTTAGGCCTTCAATCAATTCATTTTCGTCTTTGCCAACGATGATTGCTAGGACGATGTTGTCGTCATTGAGATATGCGTAATGAGCCATTATGCAAAACTCACTGTATCTGCAAGGCCAGCGGCCGTCACAGTGCTAATTTTGTATCCAGAAACAGTTGTTGTGTCAGTTGTTTGAGTTACTCCGCCAGAGAATGTCGCTGTATAAACATTTGGGTATTTCAAAATGACGACACCAGATCCACCATTTCCACCAGCTCTTGCCGTTGGTGCAATATATGATCCGCCGCCACCACCACCGCCAGTGTTAGCTGTGCCTGGATTGGCATCTCCACCATTTCCACCGCCGCCTGTGCCACCTGTGCCGTTTGTGCCTGGGATGGTTCCACCACCACCACCGCCAGCGCGTGTTACTGAAGAACCAGTTATGGATGACGCGGTTCCATTTCCGCCATTTCCTCCGACTCCAGATGCACCATTGGAACCAGCACCGCCAGCACCGCCACCTCCACCGCCACCTGTGTTACCAGCAGATGTGCCACTGCCGCCGTTATTACCTTGTGACGGCGATGTTGATGGAGTGTTGCCACTGCCACCAGCACCACCTCCCAAAACACCGCCACCACCGCCACCGCCCGAACCACCATTCAAGCCTGCCTGATCACTTCCACCACCACCGCCACCAGCTGAAGATGTTGAGTTGAAAGTAGATGTGCCACCATTGGCGCCTTCATTCAAAGTGCTACCTGCCGAACCAGCACCGCCGCCACCGACTGTCAGTGCGTAACTGGTGCCGACACTTAGACTTACGCCAGAAATCTCTCGATAGCCACCAGCACCGCCAGCACCGCCAGCTCCGCCCCCTGATGAATAACCAGCACCGCCACCCCCACCACCAATGACCAAATAATCGAGAATCAAAGGAGCTTTTGTGCGGCTTGTAATGGCTGCGATGCAATTTCCAATCATTAGGAAACCGCTCCCACGACTGTCCATGCGTTTGTGCCAGTTTTGATTGCTACTGCCGACTTGTATTGACCAACCTTGGGCTGTGCGCTGGTCGCACCTGCGCTGGTTACTGTGGTTGTCCCCGATGTGACTGCCTTTATAGTCGCGTCGGCTGCACCTGTGTTCAAAACTGTAATGGCTGTGCCGTTTGGGAACGCGTAGGTCGCATCGGTAGGGATGAGAACATCCTTCGCTGACGCGTTGGTCGTGATGACCAAAACCTGATACTGATCTGTGGAAGTGAGCGTGTAGCTCGTTCCTGATTGGCTGTTCAGGGTGAATGCGACTAGGCCATTAAACATGGCTGCCGAAAGCACATCACCTGTCGATGCTGGAAAGCCTGTGGCCATTGTGTCTCCTAATAGGTCATTACTGACTCGCCGATTATACCAAAAGTTGAGTTGCCGATGATGAAGCCGTCAATCAAAGGTTCTCCTGTGGTAAAAGTGGTCTGCCAGGTGGTGGGTGTGATTTGGTGTTGCACTCCAA